ATATCTTTTAATATAATATCATATTTACCTCGTTTACGTATATATATATTATCGTCTTGATATGTTATATTTATAAATCCAAACGGATTATAAACATTGATATTTTCAACAGTTCCCGATTTTAGATCCCATATCATATACCCGTGATTTATAATGTCTTCGCCATAATTTTGTTGAATAAGAGAACCCGCATATCCCCATAACAAATCACCATACATACCTTTCTGTCTCAAATGAATATCACCCAATAATGCATAATCAAATTGTGATATCCATTCAAAAGGATACGGATTTGTACTATTTAATACCTGTGTACCGTTATATAATCTGACATTTCCAAATGTTCCATGAAATAATGCCACCGTTTTAAGAGTATCACATTCTATTTTTGGAAAATCTGGCAATTTTTTAACGCGACCAACAGTAGCAGTTTTATCTAATGTATCATCAATATTTACATAACTGAATCCTATATCATTAATAATAAAAGCTTGTGTTTCTTTTAATATAGTCAGATTATTCATTTCTATTGTTGATGAAATTAATGATGGTTGGTCTATCTCATTTTGATTTCTATCATGATTCCCATGAAATATAATAGTCCTACCAATATCCGTCAATCCTTTGATAAACTTATTATATAATTCTAAACCAAAATTGCCTATTACATTTTTGTTATGAAAAATATCACCAGAAACAATTATTAGATAATCCGTTTTATCCAATTCATATTTTTCTATATTGGTTTTTAAAGATACAAATAAATTATCAAATACTATTGAATATTCTTGATATCTTGATGTTTTTTTATCTCCATTACGTATATGTATATCAGAAATATGAAATAGTTTCTTCATTATTGTATAAAAATAATTAACTTTAATATCATTTTTTAGAAAGTCGTGTAGAAGATCTTTGCGGTTTTTCTGATTTTTTCGTGCTTTTTGACCTTGATTTTACATTGGTTTTATTTAATTTACTACCAGTACATATTTTATATATTCTTTTTGTTATCTCTATTAAAGTAAAATAAGTTTCTTTATATAATTCTCGTATATATTTATTCTTTTCAGCAATATCTTCATAAAACGGATAATATATTAGCAAATGATATAATTTATTCAATGATTTATATGTATTTGTTCTATTTGTAAATAAACCACAATATCTAAACATATTAGAATAACCTATAATAATTGATAAATTATCAAAGAATTCAGGAGATATATATGGTGAAAAAATGGTTTTGATATCATTATAACTTTTGAAACTAACAATCGGTATATAATACTCATCTGGATATTCTAATGAAACATCGTTACTACCCGCGCCTGCTCGCGTAGCTCTTTTATAATTGTCTCCATATAATAACTTAATATTCTTCATGAAATTAAGCGTTTCTGTATCATCATCACCTATTGTATGTTGTTCGTCTATATCAGAATAATCATCGTATAATATAAAATCTGTTAGTTTTTTTAGTGTATCTGCTAATTTTACGAATGACATTGTATTTGGCGAGTTTTCATCCATATTCAAGGATTCGTCAAAGCATATATCTATCAAAAAGTCTATAAATTCGCGATTATTACAAACGTGCTTACGTAAATTATCTTCAAAATAATTGTCAACATCCGGTATATTATCCTTAATCAAAAAAATATAACTATTCGGATTTGTTAAAACGTTATTTTTAGATTTAAAATCCAACGAATGCGCAAACGCATTAACTTCTCTCATTAAACTTATTCCATCAGTATCTAAGTTTAATGTATTATTATATTCCCTTTCAATAGATATTCGGCCTATTTTACCTACATCAAATTTATATAGTATACCTCCATTTATTTTTTTTACCATTTATTATATAGTGTTATTAAAAATTGATTATTGTTATATTTATATCAATGTAACAATGTCACTCATATGGGATAATTTGCCCGACTGTATTCAAGATAAAATATACTCATATATTATTTATAATCAACCCGAGAATCTGTTAGATGATATTAAAAGTTATGTGCTTGTTATTAATTTTATCAATATTAGCTATTTGAATACAGATGACATCCTATGGAATCTTATGTTGAATTATGAAAAGAATTTAGATAATAAACAATTGCACGATATTTTTACAAAAAGAATAACACATCATACAGATACAAAGTATTATATTAAAAAATATATTAGTAAAATGAAAACAGATGATAGATATGGCTTTATAAACGGGAGATTGTATAGAGAATAAATTGTATAATTATTAATAGTATAAACATTTTTTTATGAAAAATACAGATATATTATGTGGCAAAGATTTTAAACAAGCAATTAAATGTGGTAAAAAATTACATTCCATAGAAGAATGTCGTATAAAACAAAAAGAATTGAAAAACTCCACATATATAGGTTTTAGTACATTGAAATTTGGCTATAACTCATTTATAATTTATAGTATGAAATTCAATAGCAACGACATAACAATTAATGATAATAATATTACTGGATTTTTTATACACTCTATATATGATGTAATAATTGACGATGTTGATAAAAAAAATGAAAAATCAATTGAATATGCTAATAATAATAAAAGTAAAATTAATAAGATTTGCAAGGAACATTTTGAAGGTTCTTGGTTTGCAAAAGAAAATAGAATGCTTATATATGGTACTAACTTAGAATTTTTTGCAGAAAATATTCCAATTGGCAAAGAAAATTACGACATCTATATTAACGATAATCATATCATTGGTAAATGGGCGTTTAGAAAAGATAGTAGTAATAGAGACGGTATAACTGTACCAGATATATTATTGGGTGATTCTGATGTATTTACAGAACACATATATATGTTTAAGATTAACGATTCGGCATTATGTTTTTCACCTCATATTCTTAGAAATAATATATTAGAATATATATGCATATTGAAAAATAATAATCACAGTTATTCTATTAATGATAAGGTTTGGATTCAAACTGATATCTCACATCTTTTAAATAATTATACTGATATCTCAAATACTAATGATAAAATGAAACAATTGATCAAATATAAATATGATACTACTAATTGTGATATCATAACATTTAACATAGAAGCTATTGATGACATTATAAATCTAAACGATCTAATTCACTTTGATAATAATTTTTTCATACCTGATCCAAAATGTCCTAATATTGGTACAGTATGGAATAAGGTTGAAGAAAATACTATATTTATTGGTAAAAATCTAAGAGACATAAATACACCATTTGTATCTCATGCAAACTCATTATTAGATTGTACTAATAACTGTTGTGAAAATATCACATTTAATGATATTGTACTTCAACACTTTCAATTAAAAGACATTAGGGAGTTTGATTATATGCGTTTATTACAAAATAATTGTTATAAATATTTTAAACCTAAAATTAATGAAGAAAATATATTAGTAACAATTGATATAACTAGCATTACTAATATTAAACAAATAGAACAAAAATTTGAATGTGTTTTGCGTATTAAAGTTGAATGGTTACCTAGTATATCTGACCTATATTACATTTTATCGTATGGTAAAACAAACTATAATCCATCTTGGAAACCACTTAATATACTCTTTTTAAATAAGTATGAAATTAAATCCGAAAAACAAGAAGGGCCGTTCCTTCACAAGAGTAATAACAAATATAAAAATGTTATTTATTACTATTACAATATCAGCTTTATAGATAAAGTAGAATTAGATAATTTTCCCTTTGATATACAAGATTTGGAAATTGAAATAGAAATAACTAAATGCGATAACTATGATATTAATTGGATTGTAAATACTAACAAAAATATTATTAATCATCTATCGGAATGGAAATATATGATTGTCCAACATTCCCCGCATAATAATAAGATGAAAAAATATAAAAGATTTATTCACATTTTTGTTAAAAGAAATTATTGGGTTTATGTTTGGCGCATCATCTTTGTCATGTCATTAATATCTCTCGTTAGTTTTTTCAATATTAGCATGGACCCTCATGATAATTTGGGAGAAAGAATAGCATATAGTGTTACATTGTTTCTTACATCCATCGCATACAGTATTGTTACTTCTTCTTATTTACCTATACTCGGTAATCAAACGTTAATGGATTGGTATATATTCCATGTTTACATCTATTTGGGTAGCAACATGGGTATGGTATCGCTGATGCCTTATTATTATCCTGAAAAAAATATTGAATACGATTTAATTATTCATTATATCTATTTAGCTATTTGGGTAATATGGCATTTCGCATTTATTATTCGAGTTAAATATTACATATTACCAAAAGAAAACAAAAAAATAGAAAATCATAACTTACTTGAATTTTTTTGCGAACATTGTGGTATAAATGGAATATATTGGAGAAAAATAAACTATACTGACATAAGTTCAACCGATAAGTTATATAAAAACGTTTTATTGGAAAATGAGCTAAAAAACTTATATAATAAAATGAATACAAATACTATAATATTGAAAGAAAATCGCTTAAATGAATTAATAATAAATGCTAAAAATATAGAACGAAATTCGTATATATATATTAACGATAATATGTGTTTTAAACCTATATGCGGGACTAGAAATCAAATATATATTAATGCTTCAAATAATTACAAGTTTATATGTTACGAATGCAATAAAGTCTCTAATCCTATTCATAATTTTGATCCATCTGAAACATGTAATATTATTCATACTATATAAAAAAATAACATATTATTATAATAATGACGAAGAAACTTTTTATATATTGTGCTCTACTTCTTTTAAAATTATCATCAGTTGCTACGTATCCTATGGGATTAGGACCCGATAAATTTAGCAAATTTAATGGTAATAAGAATAATATTTGTTATTTAAATTATAATAATGTATATAGCTGTTTTTACGATTGGAGCAAAAATAGTAATTTAGAATATAAACAGAAAATTTTAGACGATACTATCTGGCTTAATAAAAATCGTTTTATTAGTTCAACGACATTGGTTGGTATTTATAATAGCGATGATGTAAATAATCTATTAAACTATGTATGTTTACTTAGAAAAACCTCATATAATACTTATAAAATTCTTAATATATTTCCTAATCCTGATAATAAAATAAATGATGATGATATACTTTTCAACTATTTATTGTTATTTTGCAAGGAAAATGATGCTTCAATTGATTTTGAAAATCTAAAAACTATTGAAAATAGTAAATACTATTTAACTTACATATATAAATATCTATTTTAACTTAATACATCGTCCTGTTTTAGGATTTATCACTTTACCTTCTGGGCATTTCTTATCTGGTTTTATTGGCGCTATCTTAATACATCGTCCTGTTTTAGGATTTATCACTTTACCTTCTGGGCATTTCTTATCCGGTTTTATTGGCGCTATCTTAATACATCGTCCTGTTTTAGGATTTATCACTTTACCTTCTGGGCATTTCTTATCCGGTTTTTCAGGTTTACTTAGAGGATTTTTTCTCACTTTGTTGATTGTTTTTATTTTGATACATCTATTTGTCAATGGATTTAATACCTTGCCTTCTGGACATTTCTTATCTGATTTATCTGATTTATCTGATTTAATATCCTTTTTAACATAAATAATACATCTACGCCCTTTATTGAATGAAAAACACAAATCTTTGGGGTCCATTTTATCCAATATACATTTCCTTGGATTTAAACAAAAATCACTGTTCTTATTTACATTCCAATTATATTTCATTAATTCACACGGTATTGATATTTTTTCACTTAGTTTTATTAGTTTAGCATTAACTGGTAACTTCCATACCGATATTTTTAAATGCTTATTGTAATAAAACAATAACCCTTTTTTATTTAATACCTCTTCCCATACATTAATATCCTCTGGATTTATATTTTTAATATTTGGGTCTAATGTTGTGCGTGTCCAGCCATTGTAAACATATCTTTCTTTTTTACATGTTATCCCTGCTATTGAATGTCCGCCAATTCCGTTATTACCTATGTTCCAATTACCTAGTAATACCGAATCTTGTACATACTCATCGCCATTATCCGCTACTAATTCGCTTGCCTTTTTTATAGCATTCTTGTACAATGTTGATTTATTATCTACCTTATAATGTTTTGGATATTTTTTTATTTTTGCGCAATTATTTACATAATCGGTTATAATTATAATATCGGGATTATCAAACTTTTCTTTTACAGTTTGTTCTGTTACAAATTTATAATTGTAATTTATTCTATCATTAATTATACTTATTTTATTGATATTATTATATAAAGAATAATATAACTCGTCGCATACAATATCTAAATATAATACTTTTACACCTAATAATTTATATACTTTTCTGATATACAATTCTGAAATATATCCGCCTTTATGCTTTTTTAAATTAAATACAAACTTCTTTCTATCATATTTATATAATTTATCTAATAAATATTCGGGTCTTATTTTATCAAAATATTTATAATCATTACTGCCACTATCAGTGCGCAAATATTTATTTTTTAATATATAATCAATCGTTCTAAATAAAAGGATTCTTTTATTCCATCTTTTAGATTTTTCTAGCAATATTTTACGACTACCATCACTATATAATATTGCCATCAAAATACTATTAAACCAGCACGTGGGCCCGTACTGTTTTAAAGATATAACATTATCGCATTTACTTGTCATTCTATTAATATATAAGGTTTAAAATGTTGTAAATATTAATAATGAGTGATGTAACAAAATACAATGATACTTTAATAACAATATCAGAAGATATTGCCGATGATGAACTTATTAAGAATATTAGAGGCTTCCCTACACAGCTTGACAATTAATTATTTTTATGCTTTAAATTTTGAGTACATAATCTTATAAATACATTAAAATTTATAGACTCTAAGATTTTCTTTTCATTTATAAGATTATGTACTCGTTTTATTATATATGAAAAATTGATATTTTATTTATATATATATTAAGTATTAAGTACAATGTCCAAGGTTGAATATTACAAAATTAAAGAGAATTATAAGGATTTAATTCAAATAAAAGATAGTATATCTGACAAATTATCTAAGTTATACGATGATAACTTTTGGAATTTAAAAGGCCTATTTAGTGATTATAAAAAATACTGTGACGAATTAGGTAAACCTTGTAATAATGCATGGAGTAATGATATAATGTTATTTGATTATAAATGGGAGAATCTAGATTCCAGTAAAATTATCGTTAATACCATTACAATAAAAGATTTTCAAGAAGGTAAATATATTTCATTATATACTAATAATCAAAAAGCTAATAATATTAAAACAGAAGCCGAATATGCTAAGCGTATCTTGTTCTTTACAAAAACTTTTCCTTGTTTCGCTAAATTTAAAGATGCCGATGATCTTTCTTGGATTGCTATAAATAATAGAGAACTATTATTGGAAATATTTAAATATCATAATGATAACAAAAGAAGTCTCGCGACTATTAATAAAGACCTTAAAGCATTAGTTAGAGTAATAAAATTATTAGTAGGAGAAGAGAATGAACTTAGATTTAAAATATCGGCTTTACAAAATCTTTTCACAGAACTAGAAAATAATAGAGACGACGAGAATATTATTGCAACAGAAAATGAAAAAAAACAATTTATTAATTACGATAAACTACTAGATATTATTGATAAATTACAAAAAGAATATCAAGATGATGTGAATAAATTACCTAAAAATGATAGAAAAAACGGTATGAAACATAATAATGATATATTTATTAAACACCAAATTATATTATTGATAGCATTAAATGTATGGGATTTTCCATCAAGACACGAAAAATATGTTATGGATATTATTTATAAAGCCGAAGATGCCAAACAAGATAATAATTATATATTATTAAAAAAACTGAAAAATGGCAAAGTATCGAGAATAATTAGCTTTGTATTTAATGAAAATGTTAAAAAACATAATGCTATTTCTTATAAATTAGATAGCACCCAATTGAAGGAATATAATAAAAAACTAGCAAAATTAATTAAGTATTCCTTAGATACTTATCCTAGACCTTATTTATTTATTGGTAAAGATAATTGGGTAAAACAAAATTTTACAAAAGCCAGTTTTAATAGCATCTGTGAATCTTTGAGAAATGTGGATATTCAAAAAAATATATGTATTGACGGATTTAGAAGCGCATTTGTGTCGCATTATTATCCCATAATTAATAATAAATTAAAAGAAATTATGAAAACACGAATGCGGACATCTCGTGACATCATTGAAAGATTTTATTTAAAATACGAAAATGCTATTCCTGATGTCAAAGATATTCCTGATGTCAAAGCTATTCCTGATGTCAAAGATATTCCTGATGTCAAAGATATTCCTGATGTCAAAGCTATTCCTGATGTCAAAGATATTCCTGATGTCAACGTAATGACACTTGCCGAAAGAAAAAGATTAAATTATAAAAAATGGTATGAAGCTAATAAGCAAAAAAAATTAGAATATAATCATAATCGCAATATAGACCCTAAAACAAAGCAAAGAAATATATTAACTGATCTTA